GTTTTCAATCCAACGAATACTCAATTGACCGGCTTGCGTAACTGCCAATGCCTGTCTTAAATCATAGAAACGGAAGTATTGTGAGCCAAGAGCACCGTAAGCGGAGTTTAGCGAAACTTTTTTTGCGAGTTGTAGGTTATTGTATCGTGCTATCAACTTTTCTAATTCATATTTCTTAGTTTTGTCCGTTTCAAGTTGATACTCTTGTTGTGCCTTAATCATTAAGTTCTTAAACTTTTTTCGGTCCTCATACATTTCTTCCATCATCTTAGGCAAAAAGCCTTGCCGTTCTGTGGTAAAAAACTGTCCGTTTGGTGTCAAAGTAACACCATTAAGTTTAGAGGTATCAATTTTCTGATACAACATTTTTTCAACTGTTACACCTTCAGAAATAATGTCACGCATCTCTTGTGTGTAGTTAGGTGGTTCAATAATTGTTTCTGGTGAAATATTATATTGAATCAATAAATGTGGGTATAGGCTGTTAAGGTCAAATGATGCGACCCAATCATGCTTGCCAACTTGTGGTTCTTTTACATATGCACCTTCAAATGCTGATTCTTTAATTCTGTTTTCTTTTGGTGGAACAATAATCTTTTTGTCCATCAAATAAGAGTTAATTAGAGCATCCCACATTCTTGTTTGTGCAAATACATCTTCAAAGTTTGTTTTTGTGTCGTATGCCAAAGTGGCAGCCAATTCAATCAACTTTAATTTTTCTTCTAGTTCAACGATAATTTCAACATCTCTAATGTTGTATTCAATGAACTTTTGATAATTGTGTTTGTAGAGCTGATGTAAACTATCATACTCGGAGTAATCTATTTTGTTGGTGCCTAGCTCAACAGAACTAATGTGGTCTAGTTTATAGGACTCTTGTGATTTACCGCCTGGTGCATACCAACGATACAACTCAATGTAATCTAAACAAGAAACACCAAAAATATCATAGGCAACTTGTTTCTGGCCTTTAATAACTTTCTCTCGTTCAACAACTGCATTCCAAGGCGAAAGCTTTCTAGTCATATCAGGACCAAGAATCTTTTGCATACGATTGTGTAGATATGGAATATCAAAGAACTTAACATTCCAACCAGAAATGATATCTGGTGTGTTCTTCTCCCAATCGGCTAGAAAGGTTTTAAGTAATGTATATTCGTCTTTACACTCAATATAGTCAACATCATCACGAGTATTGTTAAATTTATCACATCCGTAAACGCTAAACCGCTTATTTAGTATTTTTATAGCTATGGCGGTTACCGGTTCGCTGGCGGTGGCTGGGTCTGGGAAACCGTTCTCTGAACCCACCTCAATGTCAATGATAGCTATGTCTAAGTCATTGATGTCCCAATCAACAACACCCTTTTGGTTGTCAGCTATGAAAGCATACTCCAGACGAGTGTTGCCAAACATCTTAAAGTTTTGAACTTCTTCGTATCGGCGGATAAACTCTTTTGCTTCTTTGATTGAACCAAACATCTTAGGTTCTAATACATCGCCTTGCAGAGAACGCCATTCTGTTTTTTTGTTCGTAGGAAAATACAAAATCGGAGAGTATTCAATCTTTTGCTTGACTCTCCGACCGTTATTAATGCCTCGGTAAAGAATGTGATTACCAAAGCATAGAACATGTGTATAGTATTTTTTATTCATTCATACATTATATCATACTTTTGGAATAAATGAGGCAATTTCAATATTACTACCAAAAATCTTATTATATTGATTTTCTAGCTCACGGCTCGGTGTAGTTACACATAGGATATCTGCTTTAGATATTTCAATGCCCGTAGAAAATTCTTCGGCATAATCTAAGAAAGGAGCAAAGCCCATCATTGGCCCGTCTTTCGTTGGCTGAACAATTACCTGAACTGGTTTTTTCAATGAAACTGTCGTTGTTGCTTTGTCATCATTGATATCAGCCATAACAGTTTGACTGGTCTTAAATGTAATTAATTTAACTGTCATAGTTTCACCTGTGTTTCTGCTGGCAATACACCAATCGTAACCCATCGTTTTGGAAATAACATCTCACGGTCTTGAAAGTCCTTCATGTCTTGGGTTGGGTCTTGCATCCATCCCACCACTTCAACCATGTTATCAAAGTCCCGTAAAAACAAATCATATTTTTCGGCTCTTGGGAGTTTATATTCTATTGCCAATTTCTTAGCGAGTTCACGAAAATTCATCTTCTTTCCTTCAGTTATAAAAAAATCATTACTTTACTTCATACATAACAGTATTGGTATCACCTAATGCCCATTTTGGATCAGTTTCAACCGACCATCGTTTTGTTGCTACTCTAAAATCTGGCATCTTTAATTCTTTTGGATTACTGCTTGGTTCCAATATTAACATACGATTGTTTGGTTGAGCCGCAAACTGACCGTTATCCATTTTTATAAAATTATATGACTTGTGTTCAGGCACATCTTCACTAAATCCTGTATCAAGTACATTAAAATCTGGACTAGCTGAATCAAGTGTAAACATATATTCACCATATGCCCAGCTATTGTCTTTCATATAAACTTTACATTTCATGGATTGTAACTGTGCTTTTTTCAAAACAGTTATATCATACGATAAACAATTCCACAACTGTAAATAATCTAGTGAGTAGGTTTTGCCTTCAATAGGTTTCCAACAAAATGCGTGTAATGGTAATTTATCATATAACGCACCATATTCATTTAGATAGGCTTCAATACGAAATGCTTGACCTCTTAATGATTTGATACTGACCCACCAGCAAGGTTCTAATTCACCATGGCCTTTTTCAAAGTCATAGAGAAATTCTTTACGAACAAAACATTTAACTGGCGGTAAGTTTGCAATAATATGTGCCATTTAATTTCCTTTCTAACCTAAAAACACCAAAGGTACTTCTGTTTTTTGTAGTGAATTAGCAAAAATAAAAAACGGAACAAACCTCTCATTAAGAAAACCAGAATATCTCCAAGGCAATGGCTCAGAGGTTGTCTGTGTTGTTGGGTATGCGTTTGAGCAATGAAACCAAATATATTCCATAATTTGGAAATACTCTCTTACTAAATTTTGATACAGGTCTTTACGCATGATGTAAACACCCTCGTAACTAATTGTATTATGGCCAGGCGTTGTAAACCACGACATGTGTTTTTCATACAATGGATTCACTTGAACAATTGCTTGCTTAAATAAATTCCAATATTCTGGTGGTTGAGATTGAAGATACTGTTCTTCAATGGAAATATTAATGGTTCTAGCACGATTAATAATTACATCGGATGTTTCTAAGAGTTTGAGAGCGGCTTCTTTTTGTTCCTCTGATGTGAGGTACTTAACCGATTCTTCATTTGCTGGCATTGTAATCTTTTCATTTGAATTATCCACATCTAAAATAGATAGATAACGGCGATAAGAACCAACACCAACATACTGAGGCATTTCAAAGCTAAGGTTTGCTACATACAAATCGGTTACTTGTTGACCAATTGCACGGAGAAATTCTTCTTCGGTTGCTTTAAAATAATAATGTTTGTATTTTAATATTTCACTATCAACCGTAACATTAATAAACGGGCCCTTTTCTGAAGGCGGATGCCATTCATAAGCACCTGTGCCACCAGCATAACACGCCTTTACCCAAGACGATTCAAAATTAAAAGGAAAATCTCTATGGAAATGAGTATAAAAACGAATAGACATTATTCCACCTTTTGTGTTTCTTTTTTATTTTTTTCTGGTCTGAATGGGATTGAAGCTGAAAGCTCGGCTTCAATCATAGAATTTTTAAACAGACCTCGTTTGTGTGGGTCAATATAACGAGCAAGTTGTCGTTTTGCTTCTTTACTTAACTTAAAATTTTTATCACGCCTAGTCATAATATATCTTTATAATGTTAGTTAATATTCATTAGGTTTTTTACCTATATTGTATTTTGCGATTAAATCCCACTCATCTTTTTCCTTAAAAGAAATAATCTTAATTTGATGGAGTGGTGCAATGTTATCTTCAATCAATTTGTAGTTTAATATTTTTACCAGACCCCATTCTTCTAGTAAATTTGCAATAGCATTTCTACGCTGTATGTCATTCTCAGAAATATTGGATGGTTTGCCATCTAATGCAAATAGTTCCTTAAAATGAACAATGTAATACTTGCCTTGTTTATGTAAAATATGGCAAGATTGATATAATACTTTTTCTTTGCGTGAAGAAACGCCGATGCGAGTTAAGGTTTCACGCACTTTTAAAAAATCATCTTGTTCATTAAGGCTAACCTCAATAAACTGTGTCAAATCAACCATCTTACTTCCTTAATCCACCAATATCGGTTTGTTCTTTTAGTTTTTGGATTTGTTCTTTGCTTAATAAGCGGACAGCCTCACGGGCTTTAGAATCTGAGAAACCATAGATTGTCTTTATACATTCTAAATCATCATTTTTTTCAGATTTTATCCACTTCGCAAAAGGTCGTTTCTGTGACCTCACCGTATTTAGTAAAAAGTCATTCTGAAGCTTTTTGTCTAAGTGGTGGCGGCGATTGACTTCATTCGCAAAAAACACACAGTCCTGATGGTAAGAAAGGCTGCGGTTTACGATAAAAGGTACATATTCTTTTTCAGTTAATTCATCAACAATAAGTTGCTTCTTGCCTTGTAGTATTTCTTTCACATAATCAAATGGGCTCATGTCATCATCCTAATCAATCCGACTGTATCAATGGTGACGAGAAGTAAATAATTAGCAAGCATACCAAATGATTTACGAGTATGGGCAGCCCAAGCATACATAGCGCAACCGGCAATCCAAATAGGGTATAAGATAAGAAGTGGGGGGTTGGGAACGGTGAGAGCCATAGTGATACTACAACCAATGCTAATAGCCCAAGCAACGAGTTCAACCAAAAAACGGACTCTATTACTTTTCCAATCATCTTTTATCCATTCAAATAGATTATAAAATAAATCATTCATTAATTGAACTCACAGTTGACCATAATTTCTGTCAGACAAGCTACAGTATTTATTTCTTGGTCGGCCACAAAGGCTGCCTTATACTGATAGTCAGCTAGAATCACAACGGCCTGTGGAACAGATGAGGGTTTTAAAGTGTTGCTTAATGTATCATATAGTTTACGAAACAGCGTGGTATTGTCTATTTCGTGTGATGCTACCCACTTACGAATGGCACCAAAATCTTTAGCAATAATATGCTTAGACAATTCATCTACTGAAATATCGGCAATCTGAACAAGAATACCTGTGTCAATTTTACCAAACTGAGAGTAACGCTGAAGTTCATTTAATACACGGCGGAAATCTGGAAAATGTTTCTTAATTAATTCTGCCAAAACCTTCTCGTCAGCATCAATTTTTTCACTTTGCAAAATAGATTGAATTCGTTTAAAGAACGCAGAGGCCATCTTAGCCTTCTCACCATTCTTTAAACCAAAATCAATAACTGCACACCGTGAATGGAGTGGTTCAATGATACGATTCTTATAGTTACATGTAAAGATGAACGAGCAGTTGCTAGCGAATTCTTCAATCGCATTACGCAAGGCAGGTTGAGTTGAGTTTGGGTTTAGATAATCGGCTTCGTCAATGATGATGACCTTGCGGCCGCCAGATAACGACATAGATGAAGCATAATTTTTAATTTTGGTTCTGAAAGTATCAATACCACTTTCATCTGAACCATTGATGACCATAAAATCACAACCGATTTCATTACACATGGCTTTGGCAATGGTGGTCTTTCCTACACCAGCACCACCAGCCAAAAGTAAATTAGGAATTTGTTTTTGATTTACATATTCCTGAAATGGTTGTTTCAGGCGGTCAGGTAAAATACAATCGTCAACAATTTGAGGCCTGTATCTCTCTGTCCATAAAAGGTGTTCCATAATATAATTCTTTCACAATATACTTCATAATAAAATACTTAGTCACGCTCATTCAAACGAGCAACTACTGTCAAGTAATCTTCTTTTACTTCCCAAGAACCTACGGTACCAGCAAACAGAATAGTAACTTTCTTTTCTTTGTTTCCTTCAGCAGTTGCTACTGTTGTAACTCTTTCAAAGACATTAATAATATGGTCTGGATTAATTGCGATTGATTCATCAACATGTCCTTCAACTGCATTGGTAAACATCTTAAACGGCATTTTGATTTCCTTTCTTAATCTCATCAATACGGCGTTGTAAAACTCCAATAGCCGTATTGAAGTGGCCTGTACCTTCAGCATATGGGTTATAATATCTGCGTAGAGTTTCAATTTCAGTTTCTAAGACCGCAACATATTGGTCACGAGTAATATCAAATGGCATATTAATTAACCTTTTCAAATTTAGAGCCTGCCTCAGTTGTAACCCAATATTGAAGCGGAACATTTTTGTTTTTGAAGTGTGAAATACCTTTTGATGAGATAAAGACATCATAAGAACCAGGCATTAGTTTAGTAATGTTCTCTGTTTTGAAAACCATTTTAAACTTATTACCATTGCCTTCTGAAATTTCTAAAGCATCGGTGTGTGCTGAATCATTTTGTAAATCAAGTGTAACAATACTTACTTTTTTACCATCAGATTCAATCGCAACTTGTGGTGAAGAAAGAACGCTGGCAGCTCGCATAACCCAATCAAAATCTTCAGCAGTAAGTTCAAACTTAATTTCTGCGTCAGGCATTGTCAATTGTTTCTCAGGTGGAGTAACAATCATATTAGATGGAGTAAAGCGATATTTGATTTTGCTACGACCTTTGTTACCAACGATGGTAACTTGTTTATCATCAAACTCAAATGACGGATCATCTTTGTGTAAAGAGATGACCGACAGAAAATTGTTTAGGTCATAGATGCCAAACTCAGCAGGAATATCTTCTTTGATAGATACTTCAGCAAGAATGTTTTTATGGCTAGACACCGTTTTAAGTGTTTTGCCTTTTTTGAAAAGAATACCTTGATTGATTGCACCAAAGTTCTTTAAGATTGCTACGGTTTCATTAGATAATTTCATACATCACTCCATAATTAAGATTTATCATCAACAGAATACATTATATCATGTTCATATAAGAATGTCAAGCAACATAGAGCATGAGCTAGATGGTGTTTGCCAGATTCAGGATCAATTTGTTCGCCTTCTTTCCATGCCCACAAATGCCTTTGAGCTGCATCAAAGTACCTTCGCTTAGCATCCGGTACATGTTTCCAATTATCAGGCTCATACTTCTCAGCGCCAAAGGTTAATACATCAACAACAGTTTTAAGTGCGAGTGGTGGAAATAAACCATATTGTAGTTTACCACCATCAAACTTGCGACCACCAGTTGTGGCTGTTTGTGAATCTTTTACTGCTTTGCTTGTCATAGACGACCTGTGTATTGTGCTACAGCAGGCATGTTACCAGTAAACGCATAGGTACCAATGTGCTGAGTTTTCATCCAAGGACACAAATGAATTGTGCCACCCATTTTACGCCACATTTGGCAGAACATATAATCTTCACTTAGATAGCGGTCAGAACCACCATCAGTAATTGAACCTTTGCTATCAATCACAGTATCAAAGTAAGCATGAATATACCGAGAGCCGTCAAAGTTTGCTTGACCTACATGGTCTGGCTTATAACGAATCATTGGATATTCTTTTTCCATTTTGTGAAATACTTCACGCTTCACCATCATATAACCTGTGCCAATTTCTAGCACTTCTAACGGGTCTGTAACCTGAAATTGTTTTGTTCCAGAAACCACATTAAAGACATATTCACCCACCAAGGTTTCAAGTTCTTTTGGTTCTAAATTAGGATGATTTCTTGCCGCTTGTGCCACATTACTCCAATTAATTGATTTCTTTGGATAGGGGCCACCAATAACATCTTTTTCTAAAGCCAACATCGCAATTACATCTTGTGGGTTGTAATGAATGTCGCTATCAATAAACAATAGGTGAGTAAAATCGGAACGGAGAAACTCATCTACAAGATAATTACGAGCTCTTGTAATAAGAGATTCGTTAAATAGGAAAGAGAATTTAGTTTCAACACCATATTTGGACATGGTGGTTTGTAAATCTAGGCACGACTTAATATAAAGTCCATGTGCCATACCGCCATACATTGGCGTGGCCACAAACAATTTATTTTTTTTCAAATCTTCAAGTTTGACTTGGATTTCCATAATAACTCCATAAATAAAAAAGAGGAAGTAACACCTATATGTATAACTTCCTCTTGACTTTTCCTAAGGTATTTTAGGCAAAAGCACGCTCGCCTTGTGAACGAATAGCAGCAATACCTGCAGCAACCATACGCTTGGTTGGAGAACCAAGGCGATAGAAAGAAACTTTATCGCCATTTGCGTTGATGCGTGAGTTCAGGTAAATTGCATGACCTTCGTTACGCAACTCATTGATAGTAGCGGAAGGATTAGCAACACCGAAAACAGATTGCATTTTTTGTGGTGTGAGTGTGTTGTATTCGCTGTCTTTGGACAAATAAGCGAGAACACGAGCTTTAGTTGATTTCATTACAAATAACTCCATAAATTGGTCGCAAATTAAAAAGCATTTGAGAGGCGACCGTTCTCTCAAATATGATACTAGTATATCAGATTATGAGCCTGGTGTCAAGCATTATACAGGCAATTGTTATAATTCATAATCAATATTTCCGTGCCTTTACTTTTCTCGGCATAATCTTCATCATTACCACTTCTTGTGGCAGAGCTACGATAGACAGATTGCCTGTGCCAGTTGAATTTGGTTTCAGGATAAAATGCCCGTAGGTCATCAAAATCATAATAACTTAAAGCAAACTTACCTTGAATATTTGATAGGATATCGGCAAGTTCTTTATGTTTTTCTCTAGGGAAATCTTTACTGTAATAAAATTCTTTTTTAAAATATGGCGGATCAATATAAAAAAAAGTATCTTTACTATCATACTTTTTAATGAGGTCAATACAATCCATTTTTTCTACAACCGAAATATTCTTTAATCGTTTAATAATTTTTAAATTCTGAAGCTTTCGTTTTAAAGTTTCATATTTGTTTGGATATTTACCTTTTGTTTTTACTTCTGTAAAATAAGGCACATTATTAGCACTTAATGCTGTACCAGCAAATACCTGAGTTTGAAGATAAAGATATTTTATGGCCAAATCAAAGTCGCCAAGAGAAATTGATGACCAGTCCAAATCAACAAACAATTCTTTTTGATATCGTTTATATCGGTCTACTTCACTCTTTGGTATCTTATTCATTTCTGCCAATACATGAGTAGGGTCTTGGCGAAAACAATCAAACACATTAGCAAGTAATGGGTTAAAATCATTGTAGATATGTTTTTGTGTGAACCCCACCTTTTCACTTTTGATGCTGACCCAGCCAGCGCCACCAAAAACTTCAACAAAGGTAGAAAAATTATTTGGAAAAAGTGGGTCCATCCACTTCACATGATGTGCTTTACCGCCAATATATGGGAACATGATATAAATTTATTTTTTTACAAACCCTTTTACATTCACTCTTATGTTTGATTTTTGTTGAGCGCCAGAACCGCCAGTATCAGAAAAAGATATCTGTGCTTTTGTTATTTCTTTTTTATCTTTATTGTAAAAGAATATGTTTGCGTTGTTTGTTTGTTTGTTTCGTTCAAATTTAATTGTAAAATCATTTTTTAGTTCATCGAGCATTTGTTTCATTTCTTGGCTTTGCCTGGATGAAATTGATTTTTGTGTATTGCCTTTACCAATAGCCGCATAAAAATCATCTGAACCATCAAAACCTAATTCTTTTAACACTCTATTATTAACTTCTTCTTTATATTTTGGATAATGTTTATTAAATATTCTGACCATAATTTCTATAATTTCAGGATGAGTTGTTTTAGCAAAAGCTCTTGCTTTTTCTTTTGAAGAACCTTTCTGTATTTTTGTTTTTATAATATTTTGTAAACTATAAAGTTTTTTTAAATCTTCCTGTGAACCATAATCTTGATTGAATTTTTCTATAAACTCATCAATATTTTTTGTTTCTAAATTATCGTAAAATATTTTTTTGAAAAAGCTAATTGGTGTATTGTTCGATAAATTTATTTCTGCTGTTTTATAGGCTTTTAAAGAAGCAAAAATCCTATCCACAATTTCTTTTTTGGTCATTTTACCAACTGTCAATATTAAATCAGCTTTACTAGAACCTTTTTGACTATCACCTGTCAGCTCAATATCAAATTGAAGTGCATTATAATCTTGTTCATTTAATCTAATATCTTCAAAAATAGTTTGAGATAAAATTAAACCAGAAGATTCCATTCTAGAAAGTTCTTCAGGCATTTTCTTTTTATCACTTGGATTAAGTTCCAAAGATAATATACTTTCTTTTTTTTGATTCATCATTTTTTTCAAATATAATGGGCGTGACCTAGCTGTTGTTAAATTACCACCATTTTTTTCTATTAGTAGGGCTAGATTATAAGCTGTAGTATATTCGGCATAATATCCTATCCGAGATTTTAATTCAACATCTTCACTAAGAATTTCATTACGGATTTTTGACAAGTCTATCCTTATAGATTTTTTCTGACCAAACGAGAGGTCTAATAAATTTTTAATCTTTTCCTTTAAGTAAGAAAAAAGACTTTTAATTTTAGCAATTAAGTTAAAGCGTTCTTGAAGTGTGAGCATAGAGAATCCGTTAATGATTATCTATTTATCTTTCAAAAAAGACCCGGCCAAAGCCGGGTCAAGTGCCGAACAACTAACTATTAGAAAGGTTGATTTTCTTCAGCCTCAGGATTTTCATTTACTGGAACTTCTGGTTCAGGTTGTGGTGCCAGAATTTCTTCGGCAGAAGCACCAGCGTCAACTTTGGTATATAAGTCAACAAAACTTGCCTTGGTATCATCATCAAAGCGGTTCAAACACAAGGTAATTGCCTTCATTTTATCGCCAAAGATACCATAGGTTTCTACAATATGGACTAAACGGCGAGTGGAAATCACTTCATCACAACCACCATCCATAAATGTTTTACGAATTACATCAGCCCATGTAACAAGCTTCTCGGCGAATTCACTATCAGCACGACCAACGGAAGATAATTCTTTTTCAATAATCTTACGCTCAGTTTTTACAGGAGGAAATTCTTGTTCCATTGTAGTGCGAAAACGCTCTAAGAAGGCTTCGTTAAGCACATTGGTAAACATGTAACGACCATCATCAGAGCCTTTACCTTTTGTATTCGCAGTAGCAAACACCGTAAAACCAGGTGCAGGTACAATCATTTCGCCTTTTTTCTTCAGCATAAATGGTTTGCCTTCAAGCACACGCTGTAATGAGGAAAGATTTTGAGCACCATAATCAATCTCATCAATACAAAGCACAGCACCTTGACGAGCAGCCGTAGTTACGGGGCCGTCACGCCATTCCATATTACCATCAATCAACACATAATTACCAAGTAAATCACTTTCATCGGTTTCAGGTGTCATTGAAATACAAACGAATTTGCGTTTAGCTTTGGCACAGGCCTGTTCAATAGACATGGTCTTACCATTACCAGACTGGCCTGAAATGAAAACAGGAAAGAACCGCATTGATGTTACGATTGAAAGCACATCATCAAAGTTACCAAAAGGCACATAATTTTTATATGATTTAGGAACCAAATCAGTAGTATCCAAATCGGTTTGGACATTTTGAATTTTGTTTTCAGATTTTTGAATTGGTTTTGCCATCGGAATCACTTGGGCTTGTAAAGCAATTGTTGTAGCACCAGCAGTAGGTACTCGGTATTGACCACGACCAACACGATTAGCTTCATCTTTGGTAAAAAATTGAGTTGAAGCAATACCCAATTTACCAGCAATAACTTTAATTTCTGCTTTGCTGATGGTTTGTTTACCTGTAGCAACTAAAGCATCCATAAATTTTTGTTTAATTTCGGCACGACTTGTCATTATATAATAACTCCTATTCACAGTTTTAATACTACCATTTTAACATAAAAAATACACATTGTCAAGAGCATCTGTTGCCTAAAAACAACACTTAGGCAGCAATGCCCTCAATGAACTTGGAAACCAGCACACGATTCACCGTTTTCTTTTTGTTCATTTTGGCAAAAGCTGACGCTAACTTTTTAGCGGTAAATTTGCCTTCAATTTCAATTTCATCTTGTTCGGTTTTTAAATCATTTCCACCAGAAATAAGGAAGAATGAATTGTAACCATCATTTTTTGAAATCAAAAACTTTTCATTTTTAAATTGTTTTACCAATTCTTTTTGTTTGTTGAACCATTGGTGATAATCTCTATTATGTAAATCGGCCAATGTTTCATTTTCGCCAATAGAATATCTATTGTTAATTGCTTGACGAGTGTGGCCTGGACTTTGATTTGAAACAATAAAGAAACCAAATATTTTAGAATTGGTCACTTTAGCAAACCATTTAAACATAGCAACACTAACCGATTGGCGATTGCCGTCAAGTTTGATTTGGAATTTATTCTCACGGTCAACAAGGTAAACATTTTTATTGTTGAATTCCATTCTTTCGGTGCTATGTTTAGTTACTCTTTGACCATCATGCTGTACGACATCATAAGTGGTATGGAATCTGTTAACCCAATCAGCATCACCATCGTGAACAATAATCAAACTTGTTAAATCAAGGTTGTTCTTTTGTTTAAACTGTTTCATCACTTCAGCGGTTGCGACCAAAGCTTGTGTCAATGGAGTATTTGAAAGGTACTCAGAGTCAGGCAATGGAACATCTGAACGATAAAGACGGCTTACTTCAAATGCTTTTTTGAGCAATAACATATTCTTTACTGCACCAGTAAATTCAGCATTTGACATTTGCGAATTAATATACTCACGCAAAAATACTGTGCCTAATTCAACTGACCCAAGTTCTTTGGTAAATGAATCACGGTTTGTTTTGACATATTCTTTCCGTTGTTCAACAGTCACATTCAAATCACACATGCGAGCTTCTTCACTATCACCAAAACCATACACAGCAAAAGGAATATTCACTTTGCGACAGAACATGGCAAGTACCAAAATCTGTTCAATTGAACCAGACATATTGTTTGACATAGAACCAGATTTATCTAACAACAAAACCAAACCATGGCTTTTGCCTTTTGGTGTCAACATCACTTTACGGAAAATGTTGTCATCAAATTTGTATGATGAAAGTTTATTAATATCAATATCACCAGTATCGGCAAGCTTTGATTTACTAAATGCTTTGGCTGCCTTACGCATTTCAAATTCTTTAGCAAGTAAACCAATATATCTTTCGTTTTTGTGTTTGAAATCATTTACCAATTCCATAGCTAAACCAGATTGAATATATTTTTTAGTAACACAATCACCATAAAACTTGGTTAGATTTGTTTGAACCGTTTTAGCAGGCGTAATAATGTTTTTCATAATTGGTTTTGCCATATTCACATAGCAAAACTCTTTACACTTTTCATCCAATAACATAGTTTCATTGTTACGGAAAGATTCATCCGTAGA